AACTGGTGCATCTACAGATGATGTTCTTGAGATGTTAGTATTTGACACGTTTGGTGTAGCTGACACTGTTAGTGCAAAGGATGGTGGTTCGTTTGCTGGTGCAGTATCTATGGCAAGTACACTTGATGTTACTGGTGCGATTACGTCTAGTGCGGGTGCAACAATTACGACTGATGACAACAACGCACAGCTTACCCTCAAGTCTACGGACGCTGACGGCACTGTTGGTCCCGTATTAGATTTGGTTAGGGATTCTGCTTCTCCTGCTGATGGAGATGCTATTGGTCAAATTAAACATATTGCTGACAATGACGCTGGCGAAGCTACTACTTACTCAAGCGCATTTACAACTTTGCGAGATGCGTCTGATGGCGCAGAAGATGGTCAGACAATTAATTATGTAATAGCTGGTGGTACATTAGTAGACCATTTGCGTATGGGTAGAGGGTCTGCTGGTGGTCAATCTGAGGTTGTTATAAATGAGGGGTCTGTTGACCTTGATTTTCGTGTCGAATCAAATGGCGATACACACGCTCTATTTGTAGATGCTGGCAATGGCAGAGTAGGAGTTAATTGCGATTCACCACTTAACACTGATTTACAAATTGGCACGAACTCAGGTTCTCTTGCACTAGGTGAAGCTGCGAGTGGGAACGGCTCTAGCCGACTAAAATTTCAAGGTTCTGATTCTGGAAAAAACTGGGAAGTAGCCACAAATAATCAAATTAGCGGAGCATTTGAAGTTAATTATTCTGCTTCTAATGGCGGCACATCGTTCACAGGAACCCCCGTTTTCTATATTGCGGCCTCTGGAAACGTAGTGCTGGCATATTCTTTGACTGTTGGCGGCTCAGTATCAAAAGGGTCTGGTTCATTTAAAATACCGCACCCATTAGAAGCGAAAAAAGATACTCACCATCTTGTCCATTCATTTATTGAGGGACCGCAAGCAGACAATATATATAGAGGAAAAGTTACGCTTGAGAATGGCACAGCTACACAGAACATTGACACTGTAGCTGGAATGACCGAGGGAACTTTTGCGGCTTTAAATAGAGAAGTTCAATGCTTTACAACAAATGAAACTGGTTGGACTGCTGTTAAGGGTTCTGTATCTGGTAATGTTCTGACTATTACAGCGCAAGAAAACACTTGTACTGATACAATCTCATGGATGGTTATCGGAGAACGTAAAGACCAGCATATGTATGATACAGATTGGACAGATGACGATGGTAAAGTAATTGTTGAGCCAGAGGTAGGTTCTAGTGATAATCAACCGGGACCGGGAGCAGGGGGCTAAGACATGAGTAAAGCAGCAGAACTAGCCGCATTGATAGGTTCGCAAACAGCGCAGGGTAACAGAAATCTTATCATCAACGGAAATATGGCAGTCGCACAAAGGGCAACCTCCTATGCAGATCCTAGTGATGGCACTTATGGCTCGTTAGATAGGTTTGCTTTCTTTAATAGTAATGATGGTGCATTTACCGCTTCACAAAGCACTACTGTTCCAAGTGGTGAGGGTTTTTATTACAGCATGAAGTTAGATTGCACTAGCACTGATAGCAGTATCGCGGCTGGTCAATACGCAACTGTGTATCAAAATATAGAAGGAACTAACAATAGAATATTAGGATATGGTGCATCAGGCGCAAAATCTGTTGTGGTATCCTTTTATGCTAAATCAAATCTCACAGGGACGTTTTGTTACAGCATCAGAAATAGTGCGGTTGATAGGTCATTTATAAAAGAATTTAGTTTATCTGCCGCAGATACTTGGGAGAGAATTTCTTTTGTGATTGAGGGTGATACTTCTGGGACATGGCTTGCTACAAATGGAACTGGCGCAAGACACATGATAGCTCTATCAATGGGAAGCACTTTTCATGGCACAAATAACACTTGGCAATCTGGTAATAAAACAACGACAAGCAACCAAGTAAATTTCTTATCCAGTACAGATAATGAATTTTTTGTAACAGGATGGCAGGTAGAGATTGGAACAGGTGCGCCAACCGCTTTTGAGAGAGAGGACATAGGAACTACCCTTCAAAAATGCCAACGCTACTATGTTAAATTATTATCAAACACGGCTTACGATACTTATGGTCCGGGCATAGCTTATGTAACCACTCAATTTTATGCCACACTCCCTATCCCTACACGAATGCGAGGAGACCCATCAATAGGTTCAAGTGGTAGTTTTGCAGCTATGGCTAATGGATCGCATCATGCAACTGATGGTGCGCCTGCATATAATAGGGCTCTTGCTGAGACCATGTCGTTGGAAGTTTACTTTGATATGACGACTAACAACTTGGTGGCTGGTCATGCTTGTCAACTTAGAAACAATAATGACAGTGATGCTTACATTGAAATAATTTCGGAGCTGTAAATGAAAATAGAAAATGCAAAGTATCATGCGTTAGATGGGGATAACAACAATCCAAATGTGTCAATAAATTGCACAATAAATGGAAAATTTTATTCTGTGCCAATTTCAGAAGACAACATGGAATACATAGAAATTATGCGCCAAGTAGCGGCTGGCTCTTTAACTATAGCAGATGCGGATTGATGAATGCCTCTAAGCAAACTACAATTCAAACCTGGAATCAACAGAGAAGGTACAAACTACTCTAACGAAGGCGGTTGGTTTGATGGTGATAAAATACGTTTTAGGGCTGGTTATCCTGAAAGTATAGGTGGTTGGACTAGGGTTTCTAATACACAAGTAACAGGAACACCTCGCAAAATATTTGATTTTGTAACTTTAACTTCCCAAAACTTATTATTTATAGGTACAGAGAAAAAAGTTCTGTTAGAAAATGCGGGAACTTTTAATGATATTACTCCAATAAGATCTACTGTTACATTAGGTAGTAACCCTGTAAATACATCAGGTGGCGCAGGAAGTGGTGTTGTTACAGTCACTACACAAGCAGCGCACGGCGCAATAACTGGCGATTTTGTAACTCTTGCCAGCCTAACCGCGACAGATGGTATAACAACAGGTCAACTTAATAAAGAGCATGAGATAACATCTGTCCCCAGCACCACTACTTTTACTATTGATACAGGTGGTTCAGCCTCTTCTGGCGGCACGACAGGGGGTGGCTCAAGTGGCACAGCAGCCTTTCAAATAAATATTGGTTTGAATACTACAGTTCTTGGAGCTGGTTGGGGTGCAGGAACATGGGGTAGATTTACATGGGGTTCTGCCGCAGGATCATTATCTGGGCAAACCTTACGTTTATTTTCTGTAGATAATTTTGGTGAAGATCTTATATTTAATATATCAGATGGCAGTATATTTTATTGGGATGCTACCAATGGAACAAGTACAAGAGCAGTAGCTCTTACAAGTTTAACAGGTGCGAGTGATGTGCCTACAGTAGCTCGTAAAGTTCTTGTTTCTGATGTAGATAGACATGTTATTATATTTGGGTGCAACCCAATAGGTAGTGCGGTACTTGACCCATTACTTATTCGTTTTGGTAGCCAAGAATCTGTAACTGATTTTACGCCTACCGCTACTAATACGGCTGGTGACCTACGTCTATCAAAAGGCAGTGAAATTATAACTGCCGTACAAACCAGTAGACAAATACTTGTTTTTACTGATCAATCCCTATACTCAATGCAATTTATCGGTGCGCCATTTACTTTTGGTGTATCTTTACTTGGTGATAATATACGCATTGCTGGTCCAAACACAGCTATAGCTGTTAATGATGTAGTGTTTTGGATGGGTCAAGAAAATTTTTATTTATATGATGGCAGAATACAAGCGATACCATGCACTGTGCGTGATTATGTTTTTAATGATATGAATAACCAACAATCATTTAAATTTCATGCTGGCTCTATAGGTAGCCAAACAGAAATATGGTGGTTTTATTGCTCATCAAGTGCTACTGAAATTGACCGTTATGTAGTCTATAATTACGGTCAACAAGTCTGGTACTATGGCACACTTGTTAGAACAGCATGGAATGATAGAGCTTCTGGTTTGCGTAGTTTCCCACAAGCTACTGGTGCTGATTTTTATTTGTATGACCATGAAGATGGTGAAGATGATTTTAGCACAGGTAGTGCGGTAGCTATCAATGCCTTTGTAGAATCTTCTGATTTTGATATAGGTGATGGTCAACAATTTATGTTAGTAAACAGAATATTACCTGATATTACTTTTGATGGTTCTTCTACAGGTAGTCCTGTTGCTAAATTTACAGTAAAGAGTAGAGATTTTTCTGGTAATAATTTTACAGAATCACCCTCTGGTAGTGCTGTTAGAACAGCTACCTCTCCTGTAGAGCAATTTACAAATAAAATAGATTTACGCGCTCGTGGTAGACAAATGGCTATACGAGTAGAAAAAGATGCAGTCGGAGTAAAATGGAGGTTAGGCGCACCTAGATTAGATGCTCGTGCGGATGGCAGAAGATGACTAAAAAAGTCATACGGCCTATTTTGCCAATCGCACCTAATCAATACGATCAGGTTTATGTAAATCAACTTGCACGAACTTTAGAACAATTAATTGATGAAGTGCGTACAGCTAGTATAAATTTTCAGGGGATCCCCAGCTCTGGCTCGGCAAATGTTTTAGAAGCAGGAGATTTTTATATAGCTGATGGTGGTTTTATTAAAATTATAACAAATAGTGAAATTTATTCAGGTAGTGTTGTAGGCACAGGTTCTGTGGGAACAGTTACTATCACGGTTGCATAGGGAAGAAAATATGGTTATGATGCAATTAGCAAATATCAGGCATTGCTACCCTGCATCTCATTTTATAAGGAAAGTAAGATGCAAGGTATAGCTACACTCCCATACGAGGTACACGAACAACCACTCATTCCAGAAGGTGGTTTGCAAACAATGAAGTCTGCAGCAGAAATGTTAGCGGAGTTTGGTCGTAATGGTGATACTTATATTGTCCACGCTGCAGAGGGTGAGACAATGGTTCCTATGGAAGTGCTAGATGAAAACCCTAAATTAAAAAATATGCTATTTGCCCAAATGGAAGAAATGGGTATTGAGCCTGAGCGTTATATTGTAGGTAATGAATTAAATAGTATTAACCCTGTTACTGGTCAACCTGAGTTTTTCCTAAAAAAGATATTTAGGAAAATAGGCAGAGGTCTTAAAAAAGTTGTTAAAAAAATCGCTCCTGTTGTTTTGCCTATTGCTTTATCCTTTGCTCTTGGTCCTATCTATGGTGCAGGTCTAGGCTCTGGTATTACTACACTATTACAAGGTGGTAGTTTAAAAGATGCTGCTAAATCAGCTCTCATATCAGGCGGTATTGGTGCGCTAGGTGCTGGTTTCACTGGTAATCAAGGTAGCTTCTTGAAAAATATACAATTTGCCGCTGGAAGCCCATTACAAGCAGCCGCCCAACAAAGAGCATCTTTTGCTAAATTATTTGGTGGTGATAAAGCAGTAGATCCTACAGCCACAGCAAAAGCTGGTACTACGGGTACGGATGCTGCTGGTAAAGTTGCAGATGCAAGTACAATTGATACAGCAGGTGCTCTAAAAGGTGATCCAGGGTTAGCAAAAGGTCAGATAGGAACAGATCAAATTGTGCCAAAAGGCACAGACCCAAGCCTGTTTGAAAAATATGTTTATGATCCAGCACCAGCACAATTTGATGCTGCTACAGGGCAAGTTACAGGTGAAGGTACATTAGAATCAATATTTAGCCCAAGTCGTTCAGGTTTAGATCCCACTATACAACAACAAGTAGCATCAGCTGATGTAGCAAAACAGTTAGCTGCCATAGATCCTGCTTCTCCGATTGCAGCTGAAACAGCAGCACAAATTAAAGCAGCGGGAGCTACAAGAGCAGCGGAGGCTGCGGCATTAAACCCCGGATTTTTACAAAAATCAGCCCCTCTATTGTATGCTGGAGCTGGTGTAGCAGGAGCGGCTGCATTAGCTGGCTATAAAGATGAAGATGATGATGGTGTAGATGATACTACAGGTCTTACCCTTGATGAATATAAACAACAATATCCAGATCGTTTCTTTGGCGATGATTTTTATGGTGATAACCCTTACTACCAAGACCCCACATTTCTTACTCAGCAAGCAGTGACAGCGGCTAGAGGTGGTGCAATCAATGGTCCTGGAACATCAACCAGTGATTCTATACCAGCTATGCTAAGTGATGGTGAATTTGTCATGAATGCAAAAGCTGTCCGTGGAGCAGGGGGTGGTAATCGTAAAGCTGGAGCGCAACGTATGTATGATATGATGCGTAAGTTTGAGAGGATGGCATAATGGCTACAGAAACCATTATCCAAAAAGAATCACCGGAAATAGAAGCCTATAAATTAGGGCTTATGGAGCAAGCTAAAGCTCTGACTTCTGCTCCTCCTACAGGTGGTCTACCAGCAATTACCTCACAGGGTATGACGCAAGCACAACAAGATGCGTTAAGTGCTGCTCAAACAGGTTTGGGTGCTTATCAACCTTTTATACAATCTGGGCAAGCTACACAACAAGCAGCTCTTGGTCAGTTTGGTGTTGGTCAAGCTGCCCTAGCTGGTGGTATGGGTGCGCCAACACAAGCCCAGATACAGACTTATATGAACCCTTATCAACAAGCCGTGCAAAATGAAATTACTCGTGCTTTTGATATGCAGCGTTCACAAGCTGGTCAGCAAGCAGCACAAGCAGGAGCTTTTGGTGGTAGCCGTGCAGCCGTACAACAAGCTGAAATAGGACGCAATGAAGCAGCTGCATTAGCAAGAGCACAAGCTGATAATTTTTTGCAAGCTCAACAAGCTGCACAAAATGAAATGGCTAGAGCTATACAGGTCGGGCAAGCGGCAGGTCAATTAGGGCAGGGTATTGGGCAACTTGGATTGCAACAAGCAGGATTAGGTGAGTTAACTTCTAAATTAGGTATAGCTGATTCAGCAAATCTATTTGCACTTGGTGAACAAGAACGTGCCTTGCAACAAGCGCAAGATGAAGCTACTCGTCAAACACAAATGCAAACAGTATTTGAGCCGTATCAACGTCTTGGTTTTTACAGCGATATATTGCGTGGTGCGCCTACTTCACAAATGACAATATCCCAAGGAGCATCAGCACAGCCGAGTGTTCTCAATCAATTACTAGGTGCTGGTATTGGCGGTCTTAGCCTGTACGGTGCAGCACAGAAGGCATTTAGCTAATGGATCCAGTGCTACAGAGAGCAATGTTTCGTGGGCAACCCCCACAAGCTGCAGGAACAGGTATAACATCTGGACTTGAAACTACACCTGAGCAAGAAGCTCAAATGGAAAGTGTATTGGGTGATGTTGCTGGTCAGTTAAAAGAGATGAATGATGGTATAGATAATGCCGATGATTTTGTAGGTATTATGAATGCTATCCGTGGTGATAATCAAAGTATTGAACAACGTCGTAATGAGCTGGCTGGTTATATAGGTAAAGAAGATGCAAAAGATACACCTGAATCTGCGCTTACTCTTATACAGCCCTCACTTACTTTACTAGAAGCCACTGAACAAGGCTCTCCAGAAACTGATGATGTAAGTATGAATGAGGGTATTATGTCAGCCCTTACACAAGCTCCTGGACAGGGTGAAGCTATGGCTCGTATGGCTATGGGTGAACAACCTGTAATGCGAGCTGCTGGTACACCACCGACTGACGCAGGGGGTGAAACTGTTACTTCTGGGTTAAATAAATTTGGTATATTAGAAAAATTGCTCGAACAAGTACCAGACGCAAAAACACAAGCTGATTTTTTACCTATGTATCAAGAGTTGTATAAAGATTCAGCAAAAGCATATGAGTTAAACCCTTATATATCAGGATTGCAATTAGCAGCCGCTATAGCTAATGCACCAAAAGGTGAGCTTATTAGTTCTATTTTAGCACCTGAAACAATTAAAGCTGTTAGTGATCCTATTTTAGAAATGGCAAAAGCTAGAGGTCAAGGTGATTTATTAGCTAAAAAAGCAGCTATTGAAGCAGCGCAAAAATCATCTGCAGCAGAAACCAGTGCTAAACAAGCTATAAGGACAGCTGGTGTTTCAAAATTATTGGAAGGCGGCAATTTTGATATTATTGAAAAAGGTGGTAAAGCCTTTCGTTTGAATAAAGATACTGGTGATTATACTGATTTAGGATCTAATACAAAATATGACACCGTTACATTAGGTGATGGTAGAGTAGCTGTAATAAATCCCCGTGATAAAAATGATGTTACTTATTTGGGGACAGCAAAAAGTGAAAATAAATTTAGTATGACACCTGTTTTGGGTGGTGCTTTAGTTTTCAATAAGCAAACAGGTCATACAGATTTTAAACCATTAGACAAAATGCCGGTAGACTTTACTGTTCATGGTAATGCTGAAAATGGTTTCTTTAAAATGGATAAAGCGGGTAATGTTACTCCTCTTGGTGAAAATGAGACAGGTATAAAACCTGGATTTAAACCTACAGAATTACAAAAAAATATTGCTGCTTTGAATGATGCTCGTTCTTCATTAAGAAAAATGATAGATGAAAATGTTTCACCCGATAATCAAGATTATATTAATGCTAAAAATACAGTAGAGACATTAGCAGCTGAATTAACACCTATTAAGGGCAGTGAGTTTGAAAGGTTACTGGCTGAAAGAGCAAAAGGAATTTATGAAACGACTCAAGGAACAGCTGAGGCTAAACAAAAAGCTGTTGATGCTTTCCGCATGAAAGCTATAGATAATTATATTACTGCTAAAAATACCGTGGCTATGAACTATAATCCAAATGAAGCAGTCGATAAAGAGTTTGCAGAGTTGTTTGGTTCTCAAATAAAAGGCATACAAGAAGGCGCAGCTAACGCAGCTAAACTTTCTGGTTTGGCCGAGCAAGCTACAATCGGTGCGGAAAGATTTCAAACAGGAGCATTTGCTGAAACTCGTTTGAGTCTATTGAAAATGGCTGATGCAATAGGTGGTAGAGATAGATTAAAATCTCTTATGGGTGAGAGTGCTTATAATTCTGTATTTGACCCTGCTAATAATGATGTTCCATCTGGTGAATTACTTAAATCAGTAGGCGCAAGGTTTGCTGTTATGTTAGCAGAAGCATTTCCTGGAAACTTAAACCAATCAGAGGTTGATCTTATAAAAACAGCAGGATCTAATATTGGTGTAAGTAGAGCAGGTCTAAAAGTTTTAAAGAAAGCTTTTGAAAAAGCATCTCAAAGAGCAGCAGAAGAACAAGAGTATGCTACAAAATTTAATTTAGATCCTGCAAATAAAAATCTTGGTGCAAAAGAACTCTATGCCAAATTTAATAAAGGTTTAGCTGAAATACGAGCAAAAAATCAAGTTATAACTCAAGAAGATATAAGCGGGGCAGAAACAGAAACAGAAGCAGCCGCAGCTGGAAGCATACAATTAGTAGATACTTCAGGTAATGAGTTTAACTTAAAAGGCGCGGATGCTCTTATGTTTGAACAAGTTAAAAAATATAATGACAAACAATCTTTCCTTGCAGATTGGCCTAATATAAAAGCTACAAATCCTAGTATCGCAAACCATAATGCAAGCGCAGCTTTTGATATGCTTTTTCCTTTGAGTAGGAAACCTTAATGGCACAAACTTTAACTTTACCTCGTATAGGAGCTCCTACCACAGGGGCAGTTACGTCACAAACTTTAACTTTGCCGACGATAGAATCTACAACTCCGGATATTGAATACACTCCTGGAGGAGCTAGGTTTACACCTTTTACTGGTGCAGATTTTATCGCTACTGGTGCAGATGAAGATCTGGATGCAGCAGCTCTTGAAGCACAAATACAAAATGATTTACGCATTATAGGATTAGGTGAGCCTGATCCTAATGAGTTCCAACCTATTGATATAAATATTGCAGCTGCTCGTGATGCAAGAACTATGGAACAATACAATGAGTTTCTAGAAACAGAAATTATGCGTATTGATCAAGTTGTTGGTGAAACAGTTGGTGATAATTGGCAGGGTAGTAAAACTGTCGGACCAATGAGTTTTAATGTATCTGATGGATTAGCTCGTAGGCGAACAACAGGTACTTTTGCCGACCGTGAAGCATATTTTAAAAAACACCATCCTGAAGGTACATACTCAAGGATCCCCACAGGTGGTGGTAAGTTTGCTGAAGTATATAGCATTACAAAAGGTGGTGATGTATTTGCCGTAGACCCTACTGGGTTTTCTGATACAAGTAATGAAATAGCTAGTATAACTGGTAATCTTTTAAATTTTACTACAGCTGGAAGTGTAGTTGGCTCACTCTTTAGTCCTTTTTATGGCACAGCTATTGGAGCTGCTCTTGGTAATTTAGTTGATCAAGCTGTTCTTGATGAAACTTCTATGACTCAAAGTGAGTTAATAGAAAAACTAAATGCAAAAGATGCTGCAACAATCGGTTTGATTGATGGTTTGGTAACAAAAATTCTTCCTGTTGCTGGTGGTAAATTTAAACAAATTTTCACAGGAGTTGATGAAACTGGTTCTATTCTTGCTAGAAAAACTGGTGAAAGATCATTACTTGCTCAAGAATCGGCAGAACGTCTTGGTCTACCTTTATTTAGTGTCGCTCAATTATCTGACAGTCAATTAGTGCGAGGAACGTTTTCACAAACAGCCGGAACATCTAATATTCCCGGACGTTTATTAAATAACCAACAACGAAAATTGTATGAAACATTAAAACAAAAAGCTGAGAGTAATTTTGATTCATTTAATGCTAGGGAATTAAGTACCTACACAAAACTTCAGCAAGATGCAATACAAGAAGAAATTTATAAAATAGTAACAGCTCGTTTTGGTGGAAAATTGCCTGATAATATGAGTTTGGAAGCTCTTGAGCAAAACATAAGAAAACTCGCTGGTGATCTACAAACATCTCATAATGAACTTATTGATGAAGCCTACAAAAAAGCCTTTAATACATCTGGTGCTCAAAATGTCGTTTTTAATCTTACACCCGCGATAGAAGCAGCACAAAGAATACAACAAGGCACACGAATACGCACCCGTCCAAAACGCCAAGATAGTTTAGGTCGTCCACTTGATGAGAAAGGTAGATTAACAACAGCTACTACCACTCGTGCTCAAGGTGAATTAAGTGGTGAATTACAATCACTAACCAATGCTCTCATCAATATTATTGATCCTACTGTTTCTAAACTTGTAGTTAAAGATGGAAAAACAAATGCAAAAACAGCTTTTGACTCATTGACACAGTTAAAGGCTTTAAGAGATAGGGCAAGTAAACTCATACAAACAGATGATAGTGTTGCTGGTAGAGAGCTTGTGGAAGCTATTGATGATGTAATGAATAATCCGATAGGAGGCAGTAAAGAATTTTTAACTTACTATGATGAAGCAAAAGCATTAGCTAAACTTAAAGCGGATACACTTAATGCTTCTAATATAGCGAGTATGTTTTCTCGTAAGTCCGAAGTAATGCCAAATGAGTTAGCGCAAAAATTTTGGGAAGGTAAATTTACTTCACGTGATTGGGATTATTTTACAAAAATGTCACGAGCTGCTGCTGGCAATAAACCCGAAGCAAAAATTGCCGCAAATCAATTAATTGCAGATGTGCAGGATGGTTTTATCACATGGCTGTATCAAAATCCTGCAAAAACACAAGATCGTATACGGCAAATTAAGGATGCAGATAATGATTTATTTGTCAAAATGGTTCCTGATGCAGGTGATCGTGCAGCTTTAGAAAATTTAGCGCAAAAATCAGCTTGGGTACAATCTGATGGTGTGCAAGCTACTTTAGGTAGAAAAATGACTGTTGGTGAAAGAGCATTAACAGCTATTAATGAAATGAGTGAAGCTGAAATTATTGAATTTGTGAATAAAAACGGCGGTATCAATGGTCCGGCTGCTACAAATATGAGAGCAGCAGTGTTTAAGAAAATATTAGCAAAGAATATGGATCTAGATGAGCAAGCATTAGAAACAGTAAATCCTAAAACTTTGGCTCAAGATTTTATGCAACTTTCAAACTTTAGAGGTGATTACGAAAAGTTAAGACCTTTATTTCAATCTTCTACGCTGAAAAATGATAACCCCATCTATGATGCAAAAGCTACAGAGTATATAAAATCTTTACAAGATTTTAAGATCTACTCAGGTTTCTTAGCAGGATATTCTCCTGATGTTGGTGGTCCAATGCAAGCAGGAGCAGTTAGAGCTGGTTTATCAAGATTAGATTTTGGGGCATATAGAACAGTAATCACTAATAATATTTTAGCGAGTATTTTTGCAAGTCCACCCTCTGTAAAACAACTTGAAAAACTACACGGGTTCCAAGGTGGCGGTTTTAAAGGTGGTGTAAAAAGATTTTGGAATAAAAGAAGTGCCAATGTTTATGCTAATATACTTGGTCAATTAGGTGATAGTTTTAGTAAAGATGTAGAAACACCAAAAGAGGAAGTAGAGCGCACAGGACAACCACCTGAGATGGGTGATCAGTTTTCAGCTGTTACTACTCCTGCTGCACCCACACAAGTAGTGAGCGCACCAACGGTAGCTGCTCCACCGCCTCCACCAATAGCGAGTGCTCCACCACCAGCAAAACCTATGCAGATGGCTGGTCGCGGCACAGGTATTACAAATTTTTCTAGTCTATTCCCACAAGATGAGTTAGGTGGTGCAATAGCAAATCGTCGTAACCAAGGTATTATGGGAATAGTGTAATGGATCTAGAAACACTTAGAAAACAAATTGAAGCAGATGAGGGGTGTAAGTATGAAATATACTTGGATCATTTGGGTCTGCCTACTTTTGGGATTGGTCACTTGGTCACTGAATCTGACGAAGAATATAACCGTCCAGTCGGAACATTTATCACAGCAGATAGAGTCGCAGAGTGCTTTAATAAAGATGTTGGAACAGTCCTCGAAGATTGTGAACGATTGTACCCCGACTTTGATTCCTTACCAGAAGAAGTGCAACTAATAATAGCAAATATGATGTTCAATATGGGCTACCCACGTTTGAGTAAATTTAAAGGAATGAAGGCTGGTGTTGATGCACGTGATTGGCAACAAGCAGCTGATGAAATGGTTGACTCAAAGTGGTATCGTCAAGTAACTAATCGCGCTGAACGGTTAGTTCAAAGGATGAGAGAAGTATGACATGGAACCTATATCCACTGCTCTCGCAGGGATCGCTTTATTCAAAAGTGCTGTTGATGGCATCAAAGGCGCGATTGGCACTGCTAATGATGTTGGAGAGATTGCGGGTTTTATAGACAAGCTCTTTGAAGGAGAGAAACAAGTCCAACAACGTCGTAACCAACAGTCTGGAGTTGGTGTTGGTGAACAGTTTGGCATTAAGCATGTTGCTCAAGAAGTCATTGATGCTAAATTAGCTAAAGAACAAATGCAAGAAATAGCCAGTATGGTTGATTTGCGGTTCGGTCATGGCACATGGAGAAGTATTGTGGATGAAAGAGCTAAACGTATACGCGAAGCTAAAGAGGCAGAGGCTGAAGCTCGTCGTAAAAGAATTCAAGAAGAAAGAGAACGTGCTGAAAATATGAAACAAGTTCTTACAATTAGTGGTGCTCTACTTGTTGCTATCCTCTTTTTTATAGGAATGATTTACATGATTATGAAATCTTCTTAAACAATCCATTCCCTAAAATCTTCTGCAAGCACTTGGCTGGCTATATTGATTTTGTTACGCAGGGCTTTGAGTATACGCTCATCTACAGTTTTATCAGCAACAATATCTATGTAAGTAACTTTACTTGTTTGACCGATACGGTGAGCTCTATCCTCACTTTGTAACCTTATCTCAAGGTCAAAATTATTACTGTAGTACACTACTGTTTTAGCTTCTGTAAGCGTTAATCCATAACCACCTGTCCGTGGTTGCCCAACAAAATATTTGAGTGGGTTATCAGGATCCTGAAAGCGATTTACAATAGCTTGCCGATCATCACTCTCTGTTTCACCGTAGTATGTAGCAACCGTTTCAGCACCATATACTTTAGATATTTCTTGTTCTATTGTTTTTATATCATGCGTAAAGTTCGCCCATATAATAACTTTACCATCTACTTCTTCTAATACAGACATAAGCTCTGGTAGTTTAGCAGAGTTAAAAGTTTTCATAACACCATCATCCATTTTTACATGGCCTGAGCATACTTGTTGCAGCCTAAGTAATTGTGTGAGTATTGTATCAGTGGTTACTGAGCCTTCCTCTAATAAGGCAAGAGCAAAAGTTTTCAAACTATTGTATACTGATTTTTGTTCATCAGTCAGTTCAACACTGCGTTTGATGTACACTTTATCTGGTAAATCCAAACAGTCCTCCTTTTTTACTCTGTAACTAAAATTCTCAAGTATACCATTCAGCTTATCTAAATTACGATAGCCAACTACCTGATTAAAACTGTGCGCTCCCATACTACGCCTTTGTACGATGGCATACTCATATTGGAAACTGAAAAAACTACTATGACCCAATAACCATTCATCAAGGAACTCAGCCTGTGTGTACAAATCCATAGGGCTTTTAGTTACTGGAGACCCTGTCAGTATGCGTTTGTAATGCGCTGATTTACCTATTTTCACTATACTCTTTGTGCGTTTGGCGTCTTTGTTTTTTATAGTGGTGCTTTCATCTATAGCCATAAGTGACTGATGTGAATTTAAAAAACGCTCTGCTTCAGTACACCCTTTTTTAGTGCTGAAGGCTTCTACATTCATAACAAATATCTTAAGGTTATCATCTACTTGGTATAACCTCTTTTGTTTTTCTATTTGTGTTTTAGTTTGATTAGGGTTCCACAGTACAGTGTCATACATGACATGTTCTGGAATATGCGTGGGCAGTTCACCTTGCTCCCAGTTTCGGTATACACCTTTAGGGGCTACTATCAATGCACCCGTAATCTCTCCACGGTCGTAGAGTACACACATATTATCAATAAGAACTTTTGATTTACCTGTCCCCATATCCATGAAGTAAGCAAATTCTTTCTTATTCCAAGATTTTTTCAAAGCCTCGAGCTGATGCTCATATGGCTGGTGCTTAAATTTATAACGCATGACACCGCTTTCTATTGGGTACTTTTTATAATAGCACAGGAAACAAAATCTTGCATAGCTTTTTATGTTCTTAGTATATCTCGCGTAGGGGCTCAAAGTAAGTATTTGTAAACGAACAAAACCCAGATATCAGATATCAGATATTAAAATATCGGATTGATCAGTAAGATAACTTTTTTGTTTTACCCCTATATATAAAAGTGTAGGGTGTAGGTGTTTGGTAATAATGCCAAGCATAGAAAGCAGCGGAGTAGAAAGCCGTGACAGTCTACATTACACAAGAAGTGCGTGGTAGAGATATCACAGATGCAGTTGCCTTTGGTGACTTGCAGATACTTGTTCCGGCCAAGGAACAGGTTTCATTCAGCACTCAGCCAACGGTGCGTAGGATTGCTCGTGGTCTTCGTAACTTTAATGATAATGATTACTTACTAATGTCAGGTGACCCTTTATGTATAGGCATTGCCTGTGCAGAGGCAGCTCGTTTGAATAATGGTAGGTTCAAAGCATTAAAGTGGGACAGGCTAGAGGAACGCTACTACCCTTTGGAAGTGGATCTGTATCATAGGAAGGAGTCTATATAATGGACTTTGAAAGTGTAGCTGGAGACCTAACCAGCATAAATCAATCAGGTATCAGCACTGTGAGTAACCTATGCAAACAACAAATTGCGTTGGAAAAACGCATTGCTGATCTAGAGTTAGAGTTAAAGGACGCTAAACGCGAGCATCGTAAAGTGGCAGAAGATTTATTGCCAGCAGCTTTGCAAGAGTATGGTGTTACTGAACTCAAGATGGAGGATGGCAGTGAGATTACTGTTGCACCTTATTATAGTGCAAGCATTGCTAAAGACCGTCAGGATGAAGCCTTTCGATGGCTTACCGAAGCAGGGCATGGTTCGTTAATTAAGAACCACGTTACAGCGGCCTTTGGTCGTGGTGAGGATAACTCTGCTAAAGATTTGCTTGCTGAGCTTGAACAGCGCGGTTTGCAAACACAAACTAAGACTTGGGTTGAACCCATGACTCTCAAGTCGTTTGTGAAGGAACAGGTAGAAAAAGGTGAGAATTTGCCGTATGACCTGTTGGGAATATTTGTGGGGCAGCGAGCCAAAATACGGAGGTAGATATGGCAACAGAAGTAGCAAAGAAAGAGTCTTCTGCTGTAGCAGTAGCACAGTTTGAAGATTTAGGTGGGTTGGGTTTTGAAGAAACCACTTCCCAAGATATGGCTGTACCGTTTTTACGGATACTTGCACAACTCAGTCCACAAGTAAATAAGCGTGATGGTGCTTATGTTGAGGGTGCTGAAGCTGGTATGATGTTTAATACGGTAGCTAATAAAGTATACGATGGTGAGAAGGGTGTGGCTGTAGTCCCATGCTATTACAATCGTAGGTTTGTAGAGTGGGCTCCTAGGGAAAAAGGTGGTGGTTATTTTGGTTCATACCACCCAGATGACCCTATCACTAACACTACAACAAAGAATGAGCGTGGTGAAGATATTCTGCCAAATGGTAATATACTCACTAATACCGCACAGTTCTTTGTAATCCTGCTTGACGATGATGGTCCACAGCGTTGCCTGATTACCATGTCTAGTACACAGCTAAAGAAGGCTCGTAAATGGGTTACACAAATGCAAGCTCTTACGGCACAAGGTAAAAACGGTCCGTATACTTTGCCTATGATGTCCCATAAATACCAGCTATCTACTGTTGCTGAAAGCAATGATAAAGGTAATTGGTTCGGTTGGGAAATTAGTAAGATCGGTCCGATAAGTCTTGGCGATGCTGAAGAAGCTAATGTGTTTGAGATGGCTGTAGCTTTTGCTAAATCAGTAAAAGCTGGTGAAGTAGAGGTTAAAGAAACAGCCCCTCCTGCACCTGAGGATAAAGGCACAGCACCCGATGATGATGTGCCTTTTTAAGTACAACCAAGGGGGTTGATCGCCTCTAGGTTGCTCGGGAGGGTAGTGTCTAGGTATCAACTAACATTACTCTCCCACCCTTTCATTGGAGAAAGCAATGACATTAGCTGAACAGTTTTTAAAACTTTTTGATGGTAATAAACGCGCTCATGGGGTGTTTAACCCTGATGAACAACGTGGTGATGGTAAACGTCTAGGCGTATACAAAATTATAAAAGAACCACCCACAGAAGAACTCTGGCAACAGCATCTTGATGGTAAACAAGGTCTTGGCATTATACCCATACGGGATGACAGTCTGTGTAAATGGGGTGCTATTGATATTGATAATTACAGTGTTGACCATAAATCATTAGTAAATAAATTAAAAGAAGCCAAAATCATAGGGTGGGTAGGTCGCAGTAAAAGCGGTGGTGCTCATATTTATTTTTTCTTCAAAGATGCGCTACAAGCTGAGTTTGTGCAATCTAAACTTACTGAGTTAGCTGCATCATTAGGACATGCTGAGGGTGAAATATTCCCTAAACAAACAACCATTCTAGTAGACCGTGGGGATACTGGTAATGGTTTGAATATGCCATATTTCAAAGGTGATTTAAGCACACGCTCTGTTTATGATTTTAAGGGTGAACTTATGTCGCCCAAAGATTTTGTAACTAAAGCCTCTAAGTATTTAATCACACCCGAGGACTTTGAAAAGTACCGTATATCAGAACCAGAACCTAAGTTAAAGGATGGTCCACCTTGCCTGAATGAACTTTGCCAACAGGGGTTTGGTGAAGGCTCACGCAACAATGCTCTCTTTAACCTTGGTGTGTATGCAAGGATGTTTGACTCTGATAATTGGGAAGCATTAGTGCAAAGATACAATGTGGATTACTTACAGCCACCACTCAGTCATACTGAGGTAGGTGCAGTAATCAAACAGTTACAACGTAAAGATTACTATTACAAATGCGATGACCAACCTATCAAGCCTTTTTGTAATAAGGATATATGCGTTACTCGTAAATTTGGTGTTGGTCCGGCTGGTGTACAAAACCAGATGTCAAGCCTAACAAAGATTGATGGTGATCCACCCATATGGATATTAGATGTTGATGGTCAGCGTGTTGAACTTAGTACTGATGGTTTAATTAGCCAGACAAGATTCCAAAAAGATTGTGTATCACAAATAAATAAATTGCCGATTGCTGTTAGCCAAAGAGCGTGGCAGACACGAATACAGTTATTATTAGACAACTTAACTATTGTGGAAGTACCACCTGACGCTACAATAAAAGGGGAGTTTGAAGATTTACTTTCACAGTTCTGTACTGATAGAGCTAAAGGTACAGAGCGTGAAGATGTGTTACAAGGTGTTGCTGTTTGGCTTGATGGAAAAGTATTTTTCCAAGTTAAAGATATTAAAAAGCATTTAACAGTAAACGACTTTAACCATTACTCTTCAAATAAAATAACTCTAAGATTGCAAGGGTTGGAAGCAGAAAAAATGTTTTGGCGTGTGAAAAACAAAGGTGTCCATGTGTGGTCGTTACCACAGGATTACTTTGCAGATAGCCAAGAGCCATTAGCATTACCTGATTTACCAGAGCAGGAAGAAATACTCTGATGAATATAATACTCGGACCTCCAGGAACAGGGAAAACAACCTACTTACTGAATAAGGTCGAAGAGTATTTACAAAAAGGTGTCCCACCAGATCGTATAGGTTACTTTGGTTTTACTCGTCGTGCAGCAAGTGAAGCTATTGATCGTGCTTGTGAAAAGTTTAAATTGCATAGGCGCGATTTACCTTTTTTCCGTACTCTTCATAGCTTGGCATTTATGCAGATGGGTATCAACCATAATCAGATCATGACTGCTGATAAGTTTCCTGAGATTGGTGAGTGGTTAAAGATAGGTGGGTTTTTTAACTCAGGGCTTACTGACCAAGGTCCGTACAAAGATTTTGGTTATGGTGATAAGTTTTTAGAGATTATTAATATATCTAGGATTTTGCAACAGCCTTTACGCAAAGCCTACAATGAATCTACTGTGCCACTTAAAACAGATTGGGCAAGGGTGGATTATGTAGATAGGGGGTTACGAGCTTGGAAAGATAGATATCAGCTTTTTGATTATACTGATATGCTTGAGCAGTTTTGTTATAGAGAGTTAGCACCAAAACTAGAGGTTGTATTTATTGATGAAGCACAAGATCTATCACCATTACAGTGGAGTATGGTTCATTTATTACAGGCTAACTCCAAAGAGATGTTTGTAGCTGGCGATGATGACCAAGCCATATTCCGTTATGCGGGTGCAGATGTAGACTATTTCATAGGGCTGCAAGGTTCTGTCACTGTGCTGGATCAAAGTTACAGGATTCCCGCCAGCCACCATACACTTAGTCAAAAAGTTATTCAACGAGTGGTTGATCGTAGACCCAAAGAGTTCAACCCACGGGATGAGGATGGTTGTATTAACTGGCATAGGCACTCCGAAGAAGTAGATATGAGCAGTGGTGAGTGGCTTTTACTAAGCCGAACAACCAGAGGCGCAAAACAAATAGAAGAGGAAGTGCGTCGTAGAGGTCACCTATATGTATATAATGGCAGTAAATCTATTGATGGTAAAGTTTTGGAAGCTGTGCGTCTATGGGAAAATATGAGGAATGGTTCTTCACTCAATGCTGAACAGGTGCGTATAATATACAGCCAGATGTTATTAGGTAGCCAAGTTGAGTATGGGCATAAAACTTTTAGTAAAGGACAATCTGACCAGCGTTATACTATGCAAGACCTGTTAGATTTTCATGGTTTATTGCATACCTTACCTTGGGATGAGGGATTGGGTAAAATATCAGAAAATGATAAAAGGTATATTATGGCTTGCCTCCGTAAAGGTGAGTCATTAACGGAGGAGCCTCGTATCCGAATCTCTACGATTCATTCTGCAAAAGGAGCGCAAGCTGATCACGTTATGCTTCTCACTGATACTATGCGTCGTTCCTATTCTATGTGGCGAAAGTTTGAGAACGAACATTTGGATGAGGCTCGCGTTTTTTATGTGGGGCTTACTCGCGCTTTACAACATCTACATCTGGTACATCCAATGTACAGCCGTGGCTATCAAATCCCAGCATAATTGTCATGTGGAGTGGTTTGTGGTTGCGCTCCAAAGCGTACACTTATTTAATAGGGGCATAACTTAAACAGCCATAGAAGGGGCTTATTACATGTCAGAAGTAAAATACTTAACCAAAGAGCAGTTCACACGGCTAAATGACCGTGCTATTCAACGCAAGGCTAACCGTACAGTTGAGCCTAAGTTTGTAAAGCGTTTGTCAGATGGCCTAAAGTTTCCGATTATTGAAACACTGCTACACAATGATGTGGAGATGCGTTGCCACATCGCAACCAGTTCCGACGGTAATACTTGTTGGTTGGACATTGCTTTGTCCGACTTTGATGTATTGCCTACGGTTGACACCAGTGCTTAACATCTTGCAGAAAGGAGATACATTATGGCACATATGGTAGAAACAATGGCTTATGCAGGACAGGTTCCTTGGCATGGGCTTGGTGAAAAAGTTGAGCATAACCTTACACCTGAAGAGATGCTCAAAGCCGCAGGGCTTGACTGGACAGTAAGTAAACGTCCTATCTATTATGCGGATAAACCTAATACATGGGATCTTAATGACCCACGCGGTGAAGCAGCTATGCTTCGCGCTAACGAACATTATGTAGTTGTTCGTGATACGGACAACCGTGTACTATCCCACTGTGGTGAAGGGTTTGTACCTTTCCAAAACCACGAAACAATGTCCTTCTTTAAAAAGTTTACTGAAGCAGGGCATATGGAGATGGATACGGCTGGTAGCCTAAGTGATGGTGAGCGTGTTTGGGGCTTGGCTAAAATCAAGAAAGGCTTCAAGCTGGCTGGCGGTGATGATATTGAAGGTTACTTGCTTATGGCAAATAGCCATAAGGTCGGCACAGCTATGACTGTAATGTTCACACCTATCCGTGTTGTATGCAACAATACGATTACCCTAGCTCTTAACCAAGAGGGTATGACTGGTAAGTTTCGTGTATTGCATTTGCAAATGTTTGACGAGGAAATTATGCAAGCTGCTGAGACTGCACTCGGTATTAGTGGTGAGCAAATGACTAAGTTCCAAGAACAGTCAGAGTTCCTTGCTAGTAAGCGAGCTACCAAAGAGCAGATCGATAACTACATTGCCGAGTTGTTCCAACCTAAACTACTTATTGAACGTGCTAAGTCTAAGGAATCTGACTTACCACCTCTGCATGAGGAGTTTACTAAAACCTCCCAGTCTATACTGGAGGCTATTGAAACATCTCCAGGACATGACCTAAAGTCTGCCAAGGGTACTTGGTGGGGAGCACTGAATGGTGTTACTTATGTTATGGATCACCAAAAGCGAGCCAAGACTCGTGACCATGCACTTAACTCTGCATGGTTTGGTTCAGCTGCGAGCACTAAGCGTAAGGCTATGACCAAAGCACTTGAGTATGCTGCTTAAAATGTGGTGGTGAGCAGAAGCTCACCGCTCGCCCGATGCCCTGCTAGAAGATAACTTTTAGTGGGGCATTGGAGTAATTAGGGCTTGCTTGATTCCCTATATGTAGTTAGAGTTTATATATTAGCCCCATAGAAAGGAGGCAGTTATGGCAGCTATCAAAACATATGCGGTGTTAGAAAATGACATTACAAGTAACCGTAACGATGCGTATTCTTACTTTGTTTTCAAATCTTTACGAGAATTAAAAGGATGTAAAGAGCTAAACGAACACAGTATCGTATTCTCAGAAGTACAACAATTACAGGATACATATAGTGAAGAAGAGTTACGGAGTGTGGTTGCTGCCACTCAGGGTGAATGTTCCCTGCCTAACTATCCTAGCTTTCATAAAAACTTTGCTGAGTTTGTACATGAGCGAGCTAAAAAATATAAACCTGTTTCAAAGGAGAAACAAATGACTGCTGAAGTAGTAGATATCACGCCTGAGCCACAAGGCATTGAGGCTGTTGTAACCGATAAACCAAAGCGTGTAGCTAAATCCAAGTATAATACAAATGCAAAGATACTTGTGATCGCTGGTGCTTCAGGTGTGTACCAAAATCCTTACCGTGAGGGTAGTAATCGGTGGCACAATTTTGAAGCCCTTGTAAAATCCGAGACAGTGGGTGAAGCCCTTGCCGCTATGAAAGCATTGAGTCCAGGAGGCAATAGTGTTGATATTCGCCTTGCTATTGAAAAAGGTGCTATCAAGCTAGGAGAATAATTATGGAGAACATAGAAAGGTTCTGCTACTGGATAAATGAGCGTCACGCTATTTACCAAAAACGAGCCAAGGGGCAACCAGCCCCTTGGACTGATGATCCTATACTACGCGATTATAAGTTTACTAATCCTTTCCGTGAGAATGATAGGGTTACTGTATGGATGCGACAGAATTTTACTAAACCAAATAGTAACCGTCCACATGGTGAAATCATATTTAATTGCTGTATGTTTCGTATGGTTGGCACTAGTGAGTTTGCTGATGCACATGGTTGGTCGCACGATTTTAACCCTACTTTTACTAAGGACTTGATAAAGGCTCGGCTTGATCAGGGTTTACGGACTTTTACTGGTGCTTATATAATCACTAACCAAGGACTCAAAGCACCAAAATCAGAGGTAGTAGTTGACCATTTCCTTTCGCCAATATGGGAGAACAAAGAAGCGTTGGCGCAGATTGCCGCCGAAACGCAGTCGCTCCAAGCGGTACATGAAGCGATGGCTAAGTATAAAGGGTGGGGAGGAGGAGGTTTTATGTCATACGAGGTGGTTACCGACCTCAACTACACACCTGTATTGGACAAGGCAAAAGACCGTTTTAGTTGGGCAAACGCAGGTCCAGGAGCAAAACGAGGCCTCAATAGAATCCATGATAGACCTCTTACAAAAGCGTTAGGTGCTTATCAAAGCAATAGGGAGATGCACGATTTACTCGAAGATTCGCACCGTTATCTTGGCGATCACATCCCGACTCTGGCTGTGGATATGCGTTGTATTGAACATAGCCTTTGCGAGTGGGATAAGTATGAGCGTGTACGTCTTGGTCAAGGCACTCCTCGCAGTAAGTATAATGGATTACAAGGTTCAATGCTGGAGGCTGTCAATGGGGAGGTGGCGTAAATATGTTGTGTCCAAAATGCAATGGCAGATCTTCCGTCGTAGACAGTCGATCCTACGAAAGCACGATACGGAGGAAGAGGATCTGTCAGAAATGCAAGTACAGCTATCGGACATTGGAAGTATTGCAGCCGCAAAAGCTGAAAGAGCCGCCTCAACTGAAGTTGGTGAAACCAAAGAAAAGAAAATTAAAACCAAGGAAAAAACCAACGATGTTTGAGTTAGAACATTTAACCGATGAAGAGTTAGAGGCCGCAGTATTGGAAGGCCAAATAAGATTCGATGAGGATGAGATATGATACCAATATATATTCCAACTAGGGGCAGGATGAATAACCAAATTACTTGGGACAGTATTGGTCCGGAAGCCAGAGAGTATGCTGCTCTAGTATGCCCACAGGAAGAAGTAAACTGGCATATTAAACAAGGTCGTGATTGTATAAATCGTGGCGAGATAACAGGAATCAATAATGTTAGGCAGTTCATATTAGAACACGCTTTGGAGGCAGGGCATGATAAAATTATTGTTTTGGATGACGATCTTATATTTGGTCGCCGTATACATGGGATGGCTCCCAACCTAAGAAAAACAACCCAAGAAGAAATGCACGAATTATGGGAGCGTATGGAGTGGTTGTTAATGAATCATACCCATGTTGGTCTCAGCCCACGGCAAATGAATGATAAGCACTTTCCCGATACAGTCAAGTACGGTATGCGACAAAATGCTGTTCATGCTATACGTCCTGAAATTATTCATGGGTTAGGCATACGCTATGATACTATGGACTTAATGGAAGATTATTACGTTACTCTTAAACTGTTTCAGCTAGGGCATCGTAATGCTGTGATTGTAGATTGGACATGGGATCAACGTGGTGCTTCTGGAGCGGCTGGTGGCTGTAGTTCATACCGCAATGCAGAGTTACAAGAAAAAGCAAGTAGGGCATTAGCTGAAGAGTTTCCACTGTATGTAAAAGCAGTGCAGAAAGAAACTAAAACAGGATGGGAAGGTATGAAAACACGTTGGGATGTTCGTGTTCAATGGAGAAAGGCAGCTAAAGATGGCGGTGCAATCTAATTATCACCAAGACCCACCCAACTCTATTCAGATAGAATTAACAGAGGGGTGTAACCTTGCTTGCTCTTTTTGCGGCATACAATCCATACGTGAAAATGAAGCAGATGGTCCACAAAACATACATGGTAAAGCCTCTGCCCCCTACAGATATTTAACAATAGAAAGAGCTAGATCCATTTGTGACCGTATAAAAGAAGCAGGGTGGAACCCACGGCTAGAGTTTGCCATGCACGGTGAGCCGACTATGCACCCTTTCTTTATAGATATGATTAGACTGTTCCGTCAGGAGTTGCCAAAAACTTCTCTTATGATGACAAGCAATGGCGGTGGTCTTTTACGCGACACTCAAAAAAGTGTCAACCAACTGATGGAAGCAGGGCTTAATGTTTTGTTTCTTGATAATTATGATCGTATCAAAATAGTGGATAAGATAAAGGAGAGATATAATGGTCCATACCCTGTATACGAATACCCTGCAGAACGTAACGCAAACCCTCACCAACGACGAAAAGTTACAGAACATATTATCGTTGTTGGAATGGATCTTACGCTCGCTACAAGCGGAACCCATGCCCAAGTCAGTAACCACGCTGGTAACGCTTTCCATTTAAACCATGAACAAGATGGTAAACGCTGTGCAAAACCTTTCCGTGAGATGTCTATACGCTGGGATGGTAATGTCGCTGTTTGCTGTAATGATTGGGTTGGATGGTATAAGTGTGGCAATGTAGTTGATACACCAATGGAAGAAATATGGCAGGGGGAAGCATTTCATGCAGCGAGAACAAAATTGTATCATGGGCAACGTGATTTCGGTCCTTGTAACGGTTGTGACAATACCACTCTGCGTAATGGATTGTTACCTGACCGCATGGGACGCAAGGCATTACCCGAGCCTACTGAGGAAACAACGCTTGCAATCAAGGAGGCGTTAAAAGGAGGCACTTATACTAAAAGAGTTAAGAAACATTTTGACTTTATTACAGGCTACTCAGACAGCTAGAGGGTTGCTTTTAGTAGTAGGGTAGGGCAAATTAAATCAGGCTGCTGTAGCAGCTTTAAAACCCCATAGAAAGGCGGTTAAATATGGCATTATATGGCAAAGCACCCATGCGAGGGGTGCATACTTTCACCGTAGGAAATGTAAGTGAAGCATTGTTTGTTGTGAAGCAAGCATTAGAAGCCGATGGTGTAGAAGTAGAAACTCGTAATGGCAAAGCAATTGAGTTCCGTGAACCATGCGCTATTGTCTACAATAACCCACGCGAGCGTGTACTGTTTTACCCCGAGCGTGATGCAAACCCGATATTTCACTTTATGGAAAGCCTGTGGATGTTAGCAGGGCGTAATGATCTGCAATGGATACAACGCTATAATGCACGGATGGGTGAGTATAGTGATGATGGTAAAATATTGCAGGGAGCATACGGATACCGTTGGCGCAATTATTTTCATCGTGATCAGCTTGATGTGATTACTCACAGATTGATGACACATACAAATGATAGACGAGCAGTTCTAGCAATGTGGGATGCTGAAGGTGATTTACGGATGGCTAATAGCTGTAAAGACCACCCCTGTAATACTCATATCTATTTTAGTGTGCGTGATAATGTATTGGATATGACTGTATGCAACCGTAGTAATGATATGATCTGGGGTGCATTGGGAGCTAACGCTGTCCATATGTCCATTCTTCAAGAGTATATAGCCTCACGCATTGGCGCGAGTGTTGGTATCTATACACAATTCAGTAATAACCTTCATGCTTATACTGAAGTATTAAAAAAGCTAGAAGGTATGAACCCTGATTATGAATCATACAATGTGCGTATGATTAGGCCAGATGCTCTTGTAAATAATATAGAATCATTTGATGAAGAGCTTGGTTGGTTTATAGAAGATGCTGAAAGGCCAAGACCATATAAAAACTCCTGTTTCTCTGATTTGGCACAACCTATGCACCGAGTATGGCAAGCATGGAAAGCTAAAGAATTAGCTTTAGCTTTTGACCATTGTGCAGATATAAAACCCGATGATTGGCATTTAGCTACTTGGGAATGGTTAGAACGTAGGAGAGATAAATGGCAAGAGAAAGCCACGAACAATACATGAAAAGGCGTATGCAGGAATTAGATTGGGAGGAGTATACAAATATGGCAAAAAACGGTGATATTACCCCTGATGATTATAGCCCTATTGTTAATAATATCGTTGGGTTAGCTAATCAAGATGTAGAAGGGTTGCATAATTCAGAGCAGTCTTATGGTGATAGCTGGAAACAGCGTGGCGGTATTGGTGCTTTTATGATGCTGGCTCGTAAATGGGATAGGCTTGAAAAACAAGTTACAGAATATAATTATGATGTATTTGAAGCTGCCTTTGATGATATGCGTGAGGAAGGTATCCTTGATGATATCCGTGACTTACGTCGGTATTTATTTCTTGTAGAAGCAGAAGTGCGAATGCGAGGTAATGGTAAACGAAAAGCTGGATAGAGAAGTATTAGCCGAGTGTGAGTGTGGTAGGGAAAAGAAGGTAATGACTTTTCGTAAACTCAAAAACAAATGGCCTCACTGCTCTAAATGCAACCAACCTATGAAAGTAAAAGTAAACGATGCAGTTTCCTCTATTCACACCTCCGACTGAGTGGGTTATGCCTGATGGCTATCCTAACTTAGCAGAGGCTAGGGAAGTATCTATTGATTTAGAAACTTGTGACCCTAACCTTACTTCTCGGGGTAGTGGCTGGCCTCGCAATGATGGTTATGTAATTGGCGTCGCTGTAGCTGTAGATGGTGCTTCTTGGTATTTCCCAATCAGGCATGAAAACGGCAGTAATTTAGATGCAAAACAAACCCTCCGCTGGCTGGCTGATGTATGCTCTATTGAGCGCGATTATATTATGCACAATGCTATGTATGATCTTGGATGGCTATGGGCAGAAGGTATAGAAGTAAAAGGTCGTATTGTTGATACGATGGTTGTTGCCGCATTACTTGATGAAAATAGATTTAGTTATGCCCTAAATGCTCTTGGTCGCGATTACCTTAATGAACGTAAGAGTGAAAGAGATTTATATGAAGCAGCTAATTCTTTTGGTGTAAATGCTAAGAGTGAGATGTATAAACTGCCAGCTCATTTTGTTGGGGCATATGCAGAACAGGATGCAACACTTACCCTGAAGCTATGGCAGTTCTTCAAGGGTCTCATACAAAAAGAAGATGTGGGAGATATATTTGACCTTGAGTTAAATGTTCTTAAAGTTGTATTTGACATGCGTAAGAAGGGTGTGCGTGTAGACCTTGGTAAAGCTGAAGAGTTAAAACAGTATCTGCAAGCTGAGGAAGAAAAAGTATTACAAGAAGCTGGTGGCAGTGATATTGATATATGGGCAGCAGCTAGTATCGCTAAAGCATTTGATGCAAATGGATTGACTTACCCTAAAACGCCCAAATCAGGACAGCCTAGCTTCACTAAAAATTTTCTAGCTAACCATACCCATACATTACCTCAGGCTGTGGTTCGAGCTCGTGAGCTGAATAAGGCTAGAACTACCTTTATCGACACTATTATAAAGCACCAACACAATGGTCGCATTCATGCGGAAGCACACAGCCTTCGCAGTGATGATGGTGGGACGGTTACAGGTCGGTTTAGTTATAGCAATCCTAATCTACAACAAGTGCCAGCACGGAATGCTGAGATTGGTCCGATGATACGCGGATTGTTTTTACCAGAAGAAGGTGAACTGTGGGGGGCTTTTGATTACAGTAGCCAAGAACCACGGCTCGTTGTTCATTATGCCAGTCTACTTAAATTGACAGGCGCACAAGAGTTTGCTGATCAATACAATGTAGATGCTAATACAGACTTTCATCAGATGGCTGCTGATATTGTAGGAGTACCACGCAAACAAGCTAAAGATATAAACCTTGGTCTATTTTATGGGATGGGTAAGAATAAACTGGCAGAGCAGCTCGGTTTAGAGTTTGAAGATGCTAAAGATTTATTTGCTGAGTACCACGGTAAAGTCCCCTTTGTTCAACAGCTTGCTGATTATGTAGTCAACCGTGCTTCTAATAAAGGTGTTATCCGTACCCTGCTTGGTCGCAAATGTAGGTTTGATAAGTGGGAACCAAATGCGTATGGATTGTATAAACCACAGACATATGAAGATGCGTATGCAGAGCATGGTCCGGCTATCAAACGTGCCTTTACTTATAAAGCACTCAACCGATTAATACAGGGTAGTGCTGCCGACCAGACAAAAGCTGCGATGGTAGCTTTGCATAAAGAAGGGATAGTACCCCTCATACAAGTGCATGATGAATTAGATATATCAGTTGGTGATCCGGATAATGGATTGAAAATAAAAGAAATAATGCAGACATGTGTTGATATGCAAATACCGAGTGTGGTAGATGCTGAGTTTGGTCCGAGTTGGGGCGAGGCAAAAAAGACATTTAGTGATAAGCCGTGGTTAAGAGGGGTAAGCGATGGCGCAACGCCAATGCAAGACAATACCGAACATTAAAACTTTGACAACAGCGTGGGATGCTCAGTTCTTATTGCGCTTCCACACAGTTGCCATGCAAGCAGAGAGACAGACAGTGGGAGCACATTCATACGCAGTAAGTATATTGATTGACCAACTTTGGCCTGATAGTACAAAACAATTGATTATGGCCTCATTGTACCATGATGTACCTGAGCTTATCCTTGGTGATATACCAGCTACAGCTAAATGGTCTTTTCCTGAAGTACATAAAGCATTTGAGGATGCTGAAAAGAAAGTGATGGATGACCTTGGATTGATATTTGTTCTTACTCCAGAAGAAAAGAACAGATTGAAAATGGCAGATATGCTTGAACTCGTGCTCTATTCCCATCGCCATTCAAATCAAAGTGACCAGATGAAAGTGATAATGCACACAGGCATCAATTATCTTTACAAAAAGTTTTCTGATCTAGCTGATTTTGAACCAGTGAATAAAGTGTTAATCCATTATAATTTAAGCGTTTGATAAAAAAGATAACTTTTTTATTACCCTGAAGTACAAATCCGTAAATAGGTATGCTACTATAATTAAGTAAACGCAGAAAGGTTTGCTTATGGATTGGCAACAATATGAAGACTATATGTTTGACCATGTAGTTTATTACACAATTACAGAGTTCCATGGCTGTGCCAAATACAGCACATGGCGTTATGATGATTTACAGGATTGCACTATGGCAATACGCAAACTAAAAGCTGAGGAGCCACAGCGTAGGGTGCTCATGTACGCTATATGTCAGCCGCCCAATCGCTTACTCACAGTCAGCTTACCTATTCCGGAGCACAGATTACCATGAATATATTCTGGTTATCTATGGATCCTCAGCAGTGCGCTCAAATGCACTGTGATAAGCATGTTGTCAAAATGCCACTTGAGATGGTGCAGATGCTTTGCACTACTCATTGGCAGCATGGCAATGAAGCACCTTATCTATCTGTACATGAAAAACACCCCTGCACTCTATGGGTAGGCCAGACTGTAGATAATTATCGTCTAGCTTGGAGTGTAGGTTATCACTTATTCAAAGAATACACTTACCGATACGGCAAAGTGCATAAGTCCGAATCAGTATTGTATGCGGTGCGGTGTGCGCCTCCTGCTCTTACCGCTCGTGGATTTACCAAATTTCCACAAGCTATGCCGGATGAGTATAAACACCATGATGTTATGGTTGCGTACCGTGATTACTACCGTGGGGAAAAGTCAGAATTTTGTAAGTGGACTAACAGACCTATCCCCGACTTTATGTTAGACCTGTGTGCATAGGAGAAAGAAATGGACACCAATAACCATAAATCCGTAGCTCTCGATATTGAGACCTATGAAATACTCAAGCGAGTAGCTGACCATGAGTGCCGTACTATTGGTGGTCAGATCCGTTGGCTTATCAAACAAATGCCAATGCTCGCTGACCTTAAACCAATGTCGCCAGCCGTGCCTATACGTCGTAAGAAAAAAGTTACTGCTGCACAAAGCTCAATGCGTACAAAAGAAAGTTACACTTCTAAGATACTTGAGCAGTTTGCACAGACAAGAGCAACAATGTGTAAAGATGATTTTGACCATCTAGCCAATGAGTGCGACCCATCTAAAATACTGTCAACACTTTGTACTCGTGGTGATTTACAACGTATTGGTTCTTCTGGTCGCCCTTACTATTACCATATAACACAACAGGGCATCCGTTCTCATAATGCACTTGTAGCAAGGAGGGCAGCATGAAACCTATATGGGAAGTCTACCAAGCTAATGATGTTAGTGATACAGGCTGTAAAATCTGGTTACTGGATGGACCTATGGTTAAAGACCCACTTATGTTTCCATCACTAGATGAGTTACATCGGTATATGAAATCATTCCACGCAACACCGAAAGAGAATACCACTCGTCATTATAAGTTGCGCTCGGGTGATTCTAGTACACCTAAACATCCGTACGATAGGCCGGATGAGTTTTGGGAGGGGCAAAATGGCTAGAACTCCGATTGATGTAGAAACATTGCGTGAAGTTGCAGCTACTGTCGGTAGCCATAAAGAGTTCCGCGATCATTTTGATATTGCACCACCAACCGTTCTCCGATGGAAGATGCAGTATAACCTAGATCTACCCGATGGTAGACATACACGCCAAGATGCTGATTGGATTACTGCTCGTCGCATTGATATTCGCAATAGACGGGAGGCTGGTGAGACCTTCCAAAGCATTGCAGATGATTATGGTGTAAGCCGACAGATGATATACAATATTTATCGGCGTGATAAATTACGGCTTGCACATGAGGCTGTAAATACATAAAGTTAATTATGGCATATTGTTAGAGAAAGGAGCAAGCCATGACAAGCAA